TGTCATTATGTTCCTACAGATCGTTTAAACATAGTTAAAGCAAGATTATAATGGCAACTAAAGGAAGAACACCAATACCTAAAACACAAAGAGAAATTAGTGTTTCTCAACAAGTTCCTTTTGATCAAGAAGTAGGAAATCCTAACTTTGCAAATGGAAAAAATAGAGGTGAACAAATTTCCTTTAAAGGAGACACTGTTAAACCTTTTTCTATAGGTATTCAAGACATAGATGAGTCTATATTTTACTACTTTCAAAACGTCATTAAACCTTTTGTAATACAAAACGGAGAAAGACTAGAAGTACCTATTATATATGGTTCACCTGAAAAGTGGAAATCCTTTCAAAAAGATGGATACTATAGAGATTCTCAAGGAAGAATCATGATGCCTATTATCATGTTTAAAAGAGACAGTATAGATAAAGTAAGGACAATAGCAAATAAATTAGACGCTAACAATCCAAACAATATTTCCATTTCCAGAAAGAAGTATAGTCCACAAAATGGATACGACAACTTCAGTGTATTAAACAATGTAGTACCTCAAAAAACAAACTACGCAGTTGTAATTCCAGACTACATTACTGTAACTTATAGTTGTGCCGTTAATACTTATTATATGGATCAACTGAATAAAATTGTAGAAGCAATTGAGTATGCGTCTGATTCATATTGGGGTGATCCTTCAAAGTTTCAGTTTAGAGCGATGATTGATTCGTTTGCTATTAAAACAGAATTGTCAGACAAAGAGGAAAGAACAGTAAGTAGTACATTCAGTATAAAGTTAAATGGATATATAATTCCAGATGTGCCACAAAAAGATTTAACGGCGTTAAAGAAAATACCTGACGTAGTTAAAATCACAGTAACAGAACAAGTAATAAATAACATAAACAATATCAATCAATAAAATCTATGACAACAAAAGTTTTGACACAAGAAGAAATTACACAATTGAAAGCAATTCAAGAAAAACGTTTTCAATTAACCGAACAATTTGGCATAATTGAACTAAGAATTCAAGAGTACAATCTACAAAAAGAATATTTAGTAGATGAATTAAAAAAGTTACGTCAAGAAGAAATCACAGCGGGCGAAGCTCTTCAGAAAAAATACGGCGACGGATCAATCAACCTTGAAAAAGGGGAATTTATAAGTACTTAATATTTTTAAAGAGTTTTACCATATTTATAACAAAATTAAACACAATAAAAAATGGCAGAAACATTAATATCACCAGGCGTTCTAGCAATAGAGACCGACCAGTCTTTTGTAACTAAAAGACCAGTTACAGTAGGAGCAGCAATTATCGGACCAACAGTGAAAGGTCCTGTTGAAGTTCCAACAGTAGTCACTACTTGGAGTGAGTATGTAAACAAATTTGGTACTACATTCTCAAGTGGTAGTGCAACTAATCTTCAAACTTATACTTATCTTACCTCAATAGCGGCGTATAATTACTTTGCTAATGGTGGTCAATCTTTATTAGTAGCAAGAGTAGTGTCACAATCTTCTGGTTGGGCCCCAGCTACAAGTTCATTTATTCCAACTGGATCAGGTGCTTCTGGAACTTCGCCTTTTATATTACAAACCATTTCTAAAGGTACCATCATGAATGATACCGGTGCTGAAACTACTAATAACGTTTTAGTGAGCGGATCTGCAGATAACTTTAGATGGCAAATTGCGAACGCAAATAGTGGATCAGGAACATTTGATTTATACATCAGACAAGGTAGTGATAATATTTTACAACCTGTTGTTTTAGAAGCATTTACAGGATTAACTTTAGATCCATATTCTCCTAATTACATCTCTAAAGTAATTGGAGACACAATTATGAACTATGATCCAGTTAATAACCAAATTCAATATTCTGGTTCTTATGCTAACAGATCAAATTATGTAACTGTAAAACAAGTAAATTACACAACTCCAAACTTCTTTAACAGTAATGGAATAATTTCAGTTAATGCTTACACTGCTTCTATTCCAGTAAATGCGAGTGGAACATTTGGAGCAGCTACTGACGTGTTTAAAGGTGGAGCTAATTTTTACAACAATATCACTGATACAAATACTCAAGGATTAATTGGAGCAAGTTACACTAACATGATTAGCTTATTAGCTAATTCTGATGATTATAAATTTAATGTGTTGTTAACTCCAGGTATATATGATGGTGGTGCTCTTGCAAGTCAAGTAACTACTATTATTTCAAATACTCAAAATCGTGGTGATAATATTTATGTATTAGATCCAGTAGCTTATGGTTCAAATGTATCATCAACTGTAGCAGCAGCTTCAACTCGTAACACTTCATACGCTGCAGAATATTGGCCATGGTGTCAAGTAGTTGAACCTTCAACAGGTCAATTAGTTTGGGTTCCTGCTTCAACAGTAATTGGTGGTGTTTATGCTTACAACGACTCAGTATCTGAGCCTTGGTTTGCACCAGCAGGTATCAACAGAGGTGGTTTATCTACAGTAGTAAGAGCAGAACAAAGATTATCTCAAACAAATAGAGACACTTTATATGCTGGAAAAGTAAATCCAATTGCTACATTCCCAGGAACTGGAGTTGTAGTATACGGTCAGAAAACATTACAAACTAGAGCTAGTGCTTTAGACAGAGTAAATGTTAGACGTTTATTAATTGCTTTAAAATCATACATTTCTCAAGTAGCAAACAACTTAGTGTTTGAACAAAATACAATTGCTACAAGAAATCAATTCTTAAGTCAAGTGAACCCATATTTAACAAGTGTTCAACAAAGACAAGGATTGTACGCTTACAAAGTAATTATGGATGATTCAAACAATACACCTGATGTAATTGATCGTAATGAATTAGTTGGTCAGATTTATTTACAGCCTACTAAAACTGCTGAATTTATCTACTTAAACTTCAACATCACACCAACTGGAGTAGCATTTCCAGCATAATAAAAAATAGATCTTCCCTTCCAAAAGAAGGGGAGATTTTTTAAAAATATAATATTTATAACAAAACAAAACACAATGGCAATATTAGATCCAAACGAAATATTTTTCACAGCATTCGAACCAAAAGTAAAGAATCGCTTTATCATGTATGTTGATGGAATTCCTTCATACACAATTAAAAAAATTGGTGCTGTAGGAGTAACAATGGACGAAATCAAATTAAACCACATTAACGTTTACCGTAAAATTAAAGGTAAAGCAATATGGGATGACATCGAAATGACATTGTTCGATCCTATTACTCCATCAGGCGCTCAATCAGTAATGGAATGGGTACGTTTACATCACGAATCTGTTACAGGTAGAGATGGTTACTCCGATTTCTATAAGAAAGACGTAACAATCAACGTTTTAGGACCAGTTGGTGACATCGTATCTGAATGGATTATTAAAGGTGCATTTATTAAATCTGCAAAATTTGGTGACTACTCTTGGGATGATGAAAACGCAGCACAAGAATTATCAGTTAACTTAGGAATGGATTATTGTATCTTGAACTTCTAATTTAACAAAAATAAAAATATAAAGGAAACTCACTTAAACTTGGTGAGTTTCTTTTTTGTTCGTATATTTATACTCGAACAATAAGTTACACTAATAAAATCTATGGAAAATACAACCTACGACTTCCCAACGGAAGAAATCGAATTGCCTTCAAAAGGCTTAGTTTACCCTGAAGATAATGCTCTGTCAAGTGGTAAAGTTACAATGAAGTACATGACCGCTAAAGAAGAAGACATTTTAACTAATCAATCTTACATTCAAAATGGTACAGTATTAGACAAACTGTTACAAACATTAATTGTGTCTAAAATCAACTACAGCGACTTAATTGTAGGTGATAAAAATGCAATTATGGTAGCGGCGAGAATTTTAGGATACGGTAAAGACTATTCATTTGAATATAATGGAACAGAACATAACGTAGACTTATCAAAAATTGATAATAAACCATTTGAAGTTAAAAATAAAGGCGTTAACGAATTCGACTATACTTTACCATCTACTGGTGTAAACATCACCTATAAAATACTAACTCATGGAGATGAACAAAAGATACAAGCAGAATTAGACGGCCTTAAAAAAGTAAATAAAAACGCTTCTCCTGAACTTTCAACTCGACTCAAGCATATGATTACATCAGTAAACGGAGAACGAGAAGCAAAAGCAATTCGAGAGTTTGTTGATAAACACTTATTAGCTCGAGACTCAAGAGAGTTAAGAAAACATATTAAAGAAACTCAACCAGACGTCGATCTGACTTTTTTTCCCGAAGGGAGTTCCAGTAGAATCGATATCCCAGTTGGGATTAAGTTTTTTTGGCCTGACTTCTAATACCGCATCTATTGTAAGAGCTAATTTATTTATCCAAATCCATGAAATAGTATTTCATGGTAAGGGTGGATATGATTGGAACACTATTTACAACATGCCTCGTTGGCTGCGTCTTTTTACATTCAACAAAATCAACGAATTCTATCAAAAAGAAAATGAAGCACATGAAAATGCTTCTAAAGGTGGCTCTAACAAATCTACTCTTATAGACCCATCAGGTCAAGTTCACCGTGAAAATTGGAAAAGTGTGCCTCAAAAAATAACACCAGGAGCCAAAAGTAAACCGCAAACAAAGTATAAATAGTTAATATTTATAATAAATAAACATTTTATAGATGGCAACTAATCCTAATAATTTAACTCCTGAACAAATAAGATTACTTCAACAGCAGAATGATCTTTACAGAAAACAGCTTGAACTGCAAGCTGAGGGATATGGCCTTTCTACATCATATTTAGAATCTTTAAAGGAAGTTATGGGCATCAGATCTAGAACTTCTGTATCTGATGGCAATATATTAGATCTAAATAAAAAAATAAATAGAGAAATACTAAGCCAAAAATCCGGTTTTGATAGAGTAGTAGATGTACAAAAACAAATTGTAAAAAATTCTGATTTGTTAAGAAAATCCCGAGTACAAGAATTATCTTTATTAAATGAAATTTCCAACAAAGATAAAAATAGATTAAATCAAGTTGGTGTTTATTTAGATAAAACTACCAAACTCCAGAAAGAAATTGATATTGAGTTATCGAAATCAAAAGAAGAAAGAGACCTAAATAAAGAACTAATTGATGGTTTAATAAAACAAAAGGCTGTTTTAGACAGTATGATTAATTCTAGGATTGAGAATATGTCTGGAAGTGCTAAAACATTACTATATACTCAAAAACAAACCCAAGAACTTGAAAAACAGCAAAAATTAGCTGAAAAAGAAAAATCATACCTTACAGAACGTGAAAAAAGTCTTGGTCTTACTGGAAAATTAACCCGAGCCTTAAGTGACATCCCAGGTTTAAGCCACATATTTGGTGACCCTGCATATCTAGAAGAAGTTAATAACAAAATTGATGCTATATATGTAAAAACAGGTAAATTTCCGGGATTATTTAAAACACTAGGTATCCAAATTGGAACTGCCGGAAAAATGTTAGCTAAATCATTTATGGATCCATTAGTATATTTAGGACTAATGATAAAAGGTTTTCTTTCTTTAGACAAAGCACAAACTGACTTCCAAAGAGAAACAGGTAAAACTGTTGATCATATGGATACTATTAATACTAGTTTAATTTCGTCATCAGATTACATTAAACAAGCATCAGAATTAACTAAAGAATTAGGGATGAATGCAGCCGCAATATTCACCTCCGCTACACTTCAAGAAGCAGCAGAATTAACAAATTTAATAGGATTAAGCGCAGATGAAGCAAATCGTTTAGCAATGTTATCTAAAGCTAGTGGTAAAGAGTTATTAACCACTGATCAAAATATAGTTAAAATGGTAGACCATTTTAATAAATCTAATAAAACCGCAATATCTGCTAAAGCCGTTCTGCAAGATGTAGCTAAAGTATCTAATGCTATAGCAATAACATTTGGAAACAACCCAGAAAAAATAGCATCAGCTGCAGCAGAAGCAAGAAAATTAGGACTAACATTAGAAGGAGTAAATGCCACTGCTGATTCTTTATTAAACTTTGAATCTTCAATCAACAATGAAATTTCAGCAGAACTTATTACTGGGCAAAAATTAAATTTAGATAAAGCTAGATTATTATCTTTAAATGATGACATAGCTGGTTTAACTAAAGAAATAGGTACTAATGAAGGAATCATAAATGGTTTTACTAAAGGAAATAGAATACAAAGACAAGCAATAGCAGATGCTATTGGAATGAGTAAAGAAGACCTAGCAAAAATGGTCATGACTCAAAAAATTCAACAAGGATTAAGTGGTCAAGCTTTAGCAGACGCAACAGGTATGTCTCTTGAAGACATAAAACGTTTGAATATGCAAGAAAGTATTACTAAATCTATTGAAAAAATGGGTGAGGCATTAGCGGGACCTTTAGAAATGTTAGCAGGCATGTTAAATACTCTTTCTAAATTTTCAACTCTTATAGAAGTAGTAATTGGTTCATTTTTAGTATATAAAGGAATTCAATTAACTTTATTAGGAATATCCACAGCACAAGCAGCATTTGAATCTTTTAAAACAGGCCAAATGATAGCCCAAAGAGGAGCAGCTTTAGGATATAATGGATTATTATTAGCTAGACAAGCTTTATTAAGCGGTGAATTAGCAAAATCTATAGGTATAGCAGCAGCATGGGCCATAGCTAATCCAATCCCCGCATTATTAGGACTAGGAATAGCAGCTGGTATAGGAACATTAGTATATTCTCAAATGAAAGTAGGAGATATGGATATGCCTGCAGGTGGAACAACAATTACCTCTTCATCAGAAGGGAAAATATTTACACCCTCTCCAAATGATGACATAGCGGTAGGACCAGGTATATCTAGAAGATTAAAATCTCAACAATCTCAAGCTACCCCTTCAGCATATATGGATCCTGCTCTTCTTTTAGAAGAAATAAGAGGACTGCGTCAAGATCAAGCACGATCAAACCAAAAACCGATAACTGTAGCTTATTCAATAAATGGCACTGAATTTTCTAATTCACTGCATAAATACGCTTATAGAACTAAATAATTTATAATATTTATAACAAAAACATAAAATGGGACTTTTAGACAAATTAACAACAACCGGCACTCCTTATTCATACAATAACGGAACCACACCAATCACTAATCCAGGTGCGACTACATTGTCAAAATTACACGTTGATGGTAACGAACCAAGTTACTCAATCAACGGAGCAAATTTCACCGATGTTAACACAGC